TGTATGCGGCACCATAGTTGTAGTTGTTGTTTGGCATTGTTGTCTCCTATATACCAGTTACATAATACCCTGTTCATCAGGGATATCCTTACGTAGAAGATCACTCATTTGTTGATCCATTGCGTAACTCATTGGATTCGTTGTAGCCATGTCTTGCTTAGATGTTTCTAAGCCCATAGATGTCATATTTGCGTATTGATCGTCAGATATAGTTCTGTATTCTGCTGTCGGATCAGTAGCTTCAAGCTCAGAGCCTGCACCTGCAGGGCTAGATTGCATTGCAAATCCTACTGCAGCTCCCGGACCCATTCCTAATCCTTTTTCAAGTAAAAGCTCAGTTGCTACGTCTTGAGCTGCTTGAGCAGGATTATCCATAAATTGTCTAGCCGTTTCTGTTACTAGTCCCACAGCACCAATTGTTTTTAAACCACCTTTTAATTTATTCCACGTCTCTGAATCAAAAACATCAGATAAACTAATAGGTGATCCTTTTTTTGGAACTTTCTTTTTGGGTTCTTTTGTAGGAGCATCTGAACCAGTAAGTTCACTCATTTGTTCATTTAAAGCTTGTAGTTTTGCTACCTGCTTTGTAAGATTACTTACTTTACCTTCGACCTTCTTGCTGAGTATACCCGCAGTTTTATTTACGTCTGCTGCTGTTCCTTCAACTTGTAAAGTTGTATCTCTAGCTGTTTGTGATAATATATCAGTAGGAGCAGAGAAAGGAATTACTGAGCTTTCCTTAAAGAAGTCTTCGTTAAATCCATAAGTTTTGTATAAATTTTTTGGACTTACTTGATTGATATCTTGTAGATATAAATTTCCAAATTCTTCTGCAGCCTTTAGCTGTAAGGGCATTTTCCTTCTTGATTTTCTATCTACTTTATAGTGTGTTAGACCTACATCTCCTCTTGTTGAGTGACCTAGAACAAGATTAGCCACTCCCGGACCTTCTTCATCATTTATTACGTCAAAAACATTTTTTCTTAAATCCGATATTGTAAATGGTATTTTTTTATTAGTCTTTTGATCCGTAATGTCTAATCCCATTTCAGACATAGTCTCGTTCATTGCATTGTTTACAAGTGTTCGTAAAGTAGCTTCACTTTGCTTAAACAATTTTATAGATTTACTATCACCCATTCTTCCTTTAGCATCTGTCCCAAGATCAGCAAGTATGTCTTGAGCTAAAGATGGCAATTGATAACTTGTTCTGTTCCCTTTGTTACTTATGCCATACAGGGTATTCGATCCCGGATCAAGCGTTCCGTACGGAGAGCCTTCAATCGCTTCACCTACAGTAAGATTTATTAAATCCCTATTTCTTATACCTAAAAGATGTTTTAGTTGAAAAAACGCTACTGCTTCTTTATTATCTTTTAGTTTTAATGTAGTTGCGTGTATTGCCTTGTTTAAATCTTCTACAGATGGTAGCGTAATTTTTTTAGCTGCTTCATCCCCACGCAACTGTGTAGCTTTTGGAAATCTTAACTTTGTAGGATCACCTTTTACTCTTGCAACTCGGATAGTTCCCTTATCTGCTTCAAACCTATTAGTGTAAGGATAATCGAAATCTTCGCTTGCTGCTAACTTAGTAAGACTAGTTTCTACCTTCTGCAAATTTATATAATCACTACTTTTTTCTGGCTGTAACTTATTAAAAATATCGTGCTTATCCCTGTCTCCCATACTATCCCAGTTATCTTGAAGATTAAAACCTGCTTCTTCAAGTCTTTTCAATAACGCAGACTTTTTACCAGCATTGTCATACAGCTTTATTTCTGGTCTACCTAATTCAAAAGCTTCAGCTATTGTTAAGTTTCCATCTTTTAATTTTTGTAGTAGTTCATCCATTTGTTTTAGTATCCAAATGTTTCATTTTGGACTTGATAGACCTGATTCTTGATACCATTAAGCGTTTGATGAATCGCCGCATAACCTGTCATCCTTGTCATTAACATATACCTCAACGCATCGTATGCGTGGTCTTCTGCTTTTGTGTCCACGTCTTCGCTGTTAGTCTTGGAAAGAGGAATTGCTGCCAATTGCTTGACAGTGTTGCTACAATTAGAAAACACTCGTAATCTCGGTTCGTTTGTTCTTGGGTCATCTGCAAGCCTACGATGAATTTCCATTTTACCTTGTATTCTATTTCGATCTGAGGGAGTCCAACGAACTCCACATCTCATCATTGTTTCAGCTATAGAAGGACCAAAGCCTGTCTTGTTCCAACATGATGAGTCTAATACTGTGTAGTGAGGTAGCGGATCTAATTGTTCCGCTTCTAGTATTCTATCGGCTAATTGCTCCGCTGTCAACTGTTTTACGTATAATTCTCTATAAATCCAGATATTATTATCCCAATCAATAGCACCCCAAAGAACGCAAGAAGGACTCGCATACCCGTAGTCAGCCGCCCTGATGCGGGGCCAGTTGGTAGGTAAGTCAAAAGATTCGACAACATGTTTCGCTCTGCTAAATTCTGGGAAGGCTGCACCGTCGGCTACATCCCAATCCCCTTCAAGTAATCTTTTCCGTTCTATCTCTGGTAGTGAACGAAGCATAGCTTCATATTGTCCATCAGCCATAAGGAACGGGTTGTCTGTTAGACGTGCAGGAATAAACCTACGATAAAATAAAGGTTGTCCTTCCTTTTCGTGTCCTTGCGGCCACAAGAAAGGTTTACCTGTTTCGACGTCAGATGCAGGGAACGGCTTGTTGTGTTCACCTATATCAATGTACATCTTCTTGATCCACCAACCGCCGATTCCTCCGGGGTTGGCTGTACACCTCATATACAGATTTTGCTGTAGCTCTGGGTCGGTGCTTCTCAATCTTGATCTCAGGTAGTCCCACACGTAAGGTGTCGGGTACTGGGTTATTTCGTCTATCCCTATCCAGTTGAAAGCTTGTCCTTGAAATCGGGTTACATCTTTGTCTTTGTCTAGGTATGTAAACCAAATGGTAGCTCCCGATGGGAAGTGCCACGTTGACTTTGATTCCCTGAACTTCGCTCCGGGGAACGCTTTCGGGTAGAGTTGTCGTGACTTGTCAATTAACTCAGTAAGTTCGTCAAGAGTACGCCTGAGAAGAAGACCCCTATGATTAGGATTAGTGCAATAACGAAGCGGATCTGCAAGCAAGGCGAAAGATTTGCCCCCACCAGCAGCACCTCCATAGAGTACATCTCTTTCGCTAGACGAAAGGAACTCTTCTTGAGGTCCTTCATTCGGCTGAAACACCACTTCCCGATTTCCCACGAGTTCTTGGACAGGTGGAGGAAGTGTTGATAACTCGCCTGTATCGATAACGGTAGTTGTATCCCCTTTAAGAGCTTTCTCAACTTTACCAACTTTCTCTTCAAGCTTTCTGGCATATCTTCTTTTACTTTCTGCTACTTTAGTTACTTTCTCTGCACGCTTCTTTGCGTCACGTAATCTTTTCTGTGTCTGTCGTCTGGCTTGTTCGGCTCTGGACAGGAAATATCTTTGCTTCGGTGCGTCGGGTGCTTTCTTAGGGCGACCACGACCACGCTTCGGTGCGGTGGCTTCAGTCAAGCAAATTCGGCTTTCTTATTTTTTTTGTGTCAATCTTTTTTTTGTATGAAACTTTATGACCTTTTCCATCTTTCATAAGTGCGGCTTGATCTTTTGCCATACTGTAATAATTACCAGCAACAAATGCAGCACCTGCTCCTAATAATGCTCCTGCTGTGTTCATAAGAGCATCTCCACTAGCTTTACGTGGTTGTTGATATCTCGATGCTTGTGCATCATTTGAATATACTTTTTTAGCCACTGTCGTTTCTCCTAACTATTGACTTTACGTGTATTCCTACTGTCTTTGTTGGCACTACATTTCTTTGATGCTTTGCCACCGTATTTCATTCCCTGCTTTTGTTTTTCTTTGAGGGCTTCCTTTGCTTCCTTCTTTTCAGATGGAGATAAGGATTGGATCATTTGATTTAGTTTGTCACTCATCTTGTCAGTAAGCTCGTTGGGAGTTGTGAGAGCGTTGATTGTGTTGAGTACTTTGAATAATGTGTTTAGATCAGCCATCGATTACGACCTCTTTCTTTGGTGGCAGCAACACAATACCGTGTACTGCTTGTACA